CGCTTCCTGGAGTTTTTGTGCCGGTAAGAATTAATGACGTACTTTACGTAGATGGAGGTTTACTAGCTAATTATTACGATCCTAAAGGGAATTCGGGAGAATTAGGATTTCGGCTGGTTTCCAATAAGGACCGGCAGGAATTTGTAAGTATTAGTAACTTAACTGGATATGGATCTAGGCTGGTAGATGTATTCATGCTTTCTAACGAAAGAAACCATATATCAAAGACTTTATGGGATAATACTATAAATATCGATACGGGAGATATTCCAGCGACTTTATTTAATTTATCTCCTAAACAGAAAGATTTTCTTAAAAATAACGCAATTTCTGCAGCTAAGAAGTTTATATCGAGAAAAAGGCCGACTTATGAATTTATGAGATAAGTAAGTTTAATTTTATAATTTGAACCAGAGAGAAGTTCGCTACTTCGTTGCAGGTCCCTGTCTGCCTTTGGTTGAACCAATAATGAAGGGGTTGTTGGTGGGTTATCCGTTCCCACTAATGGCCCCTTTTTTTATTGGCTACAGGAGAGATTATGTCAACAAAATATGAAGACCTTTGTTACGTTAACCCTGAAAATCCAACTGCAGGTGGCAGTTTAAGGTTTTCTGTTACTAACGTCGATTTATCTGATGAGAAATTAGCTTATCCATGCTTAAAAATAGAAATTTTAAATCCAGGAATAATGATTTTTAATCCTGGAAGGTTCGTTGACGTAATTACTGACATACAAAAAAGTTTGGGGTTAAATAATGAACAACCCGCAGAAAAATAAAATCCGATTATTGCCTAGTAAAAACAATCAAATAGATAAAATTATTCAGTGGCTATTAGATAACAGAGAAAATATTGACGACTTAATTATGACTGCAGGAACAGTTAACGAAGAATATCATACGTATTTTAGCGGAAGAATGAGTAGAAGTCGCAAAATTGGCTATTTATACGAACAAATTCACGAAATATCTCATACAGATTAATAAAAATGGAAACTAAAGCTCAATTAGAAAAGAGAATAGAAAATATAAAGCGTAAGAAGTTAATAGCACTTAAGAAAATTGAGCAATATAAAAATCAAAATAAAATAGAATATTTCGTTCCTCCTCCGGACGACTGGATTTGGGAGTCTAATAAGACTTGTTTTTATCAAAATCCTCCTCAAAAAAAACTAATTGAGGCGTGGAGCAACGAAACATATAAGATTTTTACCTTCACGGGTGGGAACAGAACAGGAAAATCCACGATTGGTGTGGCAATAGCGTTTTCTTGCTTATTTGGCTATTTCCCCTGGGATAAATCGAAAACTCCTATAAATGATGTGCCATATAAGGTACTTATTATCGGCCAGAAATGGGATGAGCATATACAGAAGACTTTAATTCCGAAATTAAAGGAATGGTGGCCTAAAAACAGATTGGTTAAAACTAAAAAAAATAATCAAGGGGTAGATAGCGAATGGATTGATATAACTACCGGCTCAGTTCTGCATATTATGTCTAATCGGCAAGAACCAGATGCTTTTGAAGGTTCTGATTACGACTTAATTATTTGTGACGAGCCGCCCAGGGAGGAAATTCACGAAGCGGCCACTCGTGGATTGATAGATAGAGGTGGTAGACAGTTATTTACAGCTACTTTATTAAAGGAACCGTGGGTTAACCGGCAAATTATTAACGCTCGAAATGAAGATGGAACTCCGGACCGGACTGTTTATAACGTCCATGCACATATGACTGACAATATTGGCTATGGTCTAACTAAGTACAATGTAGACGAATACAAGCGCAGATATAGAAATAAGCCGGAACTGTTAAAAGCTCGTGTAGACGGTATTCCGTCTTATATGTCCGGAATAATTTATCCGGAATTCAAACGTGAATTACATCTTAAAAAGAGGTTTAGAAAGGGAATTCCCCTCGATTGGCTAGTGGATATTTCTATTGATATTCATCCTAAAGAGCCGCAAGCAGTTGTTTTCGTTGCTACTTGTCCTAGAAATTATAAATACGTAATTCACGAAATATTTGAGCATGGAAGCGGAAAGTATATCGCACAGAAAATTATAAAAATCATAAATAAAAATCAATATCGAATAAATAAAATCGTAATTGACCCGTTTTCTAAGGGAGATAGTAATAATCCGGAAGGCTCTACGTTCGAACAGATGGATAGAGTGTTTTCTAATTACGGTTATTACTTGGATTTAGGAAGTAAAGACCTCGATTCCGGAATAATTCTCGTTAAGGAATGGCTAATGTCTGAAAATGACGAACCGGCGCTTTTCTTCTTTGACGATTTAGTCCGGACTTTTTACGAAATTGAAGGCTGGATGTGGGACCCTAAGACAGGAAAGCCAATAGATAAAGACGACCATTTAATGGAGAACTTAAGACGAGCTATACAGTTAGAAACTCGTTGGTATCCAATGGAAGATGAAGATGAAGACTTTGAATATGAATGGATAACTCAAAATAAAACAGTTAATTCAGTTACAGGATATTAACTAAGAGGAGTGAAAATAATGGCCGATAACGATACGAATGTTAATTTAGTTAAAAATATCCCTGAAGATAAACAAAAGGAAATTGCGAAAGAAATTAATTCCCAAACTCAATATGATTTGGATTCTAGAAGGGGTTGGGAAGATAAAAGAAATAAATGGCAGAAGTTGTGGGCGTGCCGGTTAGATAAGAAATCTAATCCGTGGCCGAACTCTAGTAATGTATGTGTGCCTATGCTGGCCGTAGCTTGTAATCAGTTTCATGCGCGAATTTATCAGGCTTTATTTGCTCCAAACGATATTGTAAAGGCTATTCCGGTAGCTTCAAACGATATTAAGCGCTCGGAAAACGTAGCTGGATTTATGAATTGGCAGTTACAGTTCGAAATGGAAGAATTTGAGGAAGTTACTGATAAGTCAATGCTGCAGTTACCGGTTAACGGAAGTGTATTTAAGAAAATTCTTTGGAATGCCAGTTTAGATAGGCCGCTATCAAGTTATATCTCTCCTTTAGATTTAATTTTGCCTTATAGAACTAGAAGTTTAGAAGAAGCTAGGAGAATTACTCATAGGCTATATCTTCATTATGACGAATTATTTGATCGTAACGAAATGGACCTATATGAGAATTTCGATCAGTTAAGTACAGAAGGATATCGAATAGAAGAAAACGATCATAGAGATACCGCAGACGAACTTATGGGAATTACTGATATTTCTGCAGGAGATACCCCTCACATAATTTACGAAACTCACAAAAGCTACGATTTAGGGAACGGAAAGAAAGAGCCGTATATTTTTACCGTAGATAAAGCTACTGGAACCTTAATGAGAGCTACAAGCAGGCGCTTTCATAAAGGCTCACAAGTAATAGACCTTAATTATTTCACTGATTATCATTTCATACCTAATACAGACGGCTTTTATTCGTTTGGGTTAGGTCATTTCTTGGAACAGCTTAATTACATGGCTAATACCGCATTTAATCAGATATTTGATGCGGGTAGACTCACTAATCAGCCGTTTGGCTTTTATGGACGCAGAGCCGGTATAAAAGCTAAAAAAATGAAGTTATATCCTGGAGTTATGAATCCGGTAGAGGATGCTACTCAAATATTCTTTCCTAGTATGCAGAGAATGGATAATGTGTTGTTTAGCGTTCTTGGCCTTATTCAGCAGTATGAAGAGAGATTAACTTCTGTTACTGACAATATCTTGGGTAGAGAGCAAGCTGGAGTTGAAAGACCTACTAAAGGAGGGACCGAAGCCAAAATCGAGCAGGGATTAATGGTGTTTAATATCTTATTTAAGCGAGTGTTCCGCAGTTTTAAAAAGGAATTAAAACTTGTTAAGGCCCTAAATGAAATTCATCTTAAGGAATCCAAGCAATATAGAGTTATGGGTAGTCAAAACAAAATTGCCTTTAGCGACCTTAAAAAAGATGATTTCAACGGAGTAAAAGATATTATCCCGGTTGGAGATCCTGCATATGCTTCAAGAATGCAAAAGCGTCTGGAAGCGTATGAGATTTATCAGTTATTACTAGCTAATCCCCTTATTGGAGGAGTTCCGGAAAGTCAGCAGTTTCAGCCTAATCCAAGAGCTATTTATACAGTTACAAGTAACTTGCTCGATACATTTCCTAACTTAAAAAATAGAGAGCAAATCCTACCTGAAATACCTGAAGAATCCATACCTCCAGAAATAGAAAACAGTATGTTTATGCAAGGGGATGTACCTGAACCTAAACCTGGGGAAAATCATATTATTCATTTACAAATTCATAAGAATTTTATGACGAAAGATATATATAAAGGTTTGAAGAAAGAATATAAAGACCGGCTACAAGAACATATTAGTCAAACAGTTCAGTTGTTAAACACAGAAGTAAATCAGCGAGAAGCGCTGGGAGGAGGTGTTAATGTTTGAAATACCGTTAGAAGAAATTATTGCTAATAATCCAATTGCTCCAGAAGAAGTTGTTAGCTGGCTTAAAATACCAGTTACGAAAGTCTTTCTTGATTGTATAGAAGTAGAGCGTGATATGTGTAATGAAGATACTCATAACGCAATAGAAAAAATTGTCTTTGATGATGCTGTTGCCGCTAATGCCGGTATGAAAACCTGCGAACGAATTTTAGAAATTCCAGAAATAATTGTTGAATATTTAAACGATTTAAACAGGGAGCCTGAAAATGGGTAGATGGGAAGCTATTAAAGGACGAGTTATTGTAAGGCGAGTAGAAGAAGAAGAAGATAATAAATCAATTATTCTTACTCCTGACACAGTTAAGGAACAATCGAAAATAGGCATTGTTGTTAGTGCTGGAAGTGATTGTGAAATTTTAGAGGTGGGAGATAAAATTTTATTCGCTAGGTATAGTCCCCATAAATTACCTCTAGATCGAGGTGAATTTAAAGGTTTTGACATTATGAATGAAGAAGATGTTCTTTGTGTTTATATAGAAGATGAAAGGAAGGAAGAAGATGGAAGATCAGACAGTACAGACATTAGAGGATAAAGTTAATCCGTTAGAGGCGTTAGCGCCCAATAAACCTTCAGAAGAAGTAACTGAACCGCCTGGAAAAAATGACGATAATAGCGTAGATAGCGGAAATGGGCATGATAAAGCTCCTGAAGGAGAAGAATATGGGAAAAGAGTTAAAAAGCGCATAGATAAGCTTACATGGGAAGTTAATGAAAAGCAAAGGAAATATGACGAGTATGTAAATGAAATGGATAATAAATATAATACTGTATTGGAAATTAATACCGGTATGAGAGATGAAATAGATGCGCTGCAGGATAAAATTGAAGTTCGGCCTGACCCAATGGAAGATCCAGATGGATATGAAAAATATCTAACTAAAAAAACTACAAGGCAGTTAGAAAGAGAAAAACGAAAGATAGAAAAACCAGTTTCGAAAACATCTGCTCAAGATAAACAAGCAAAAGCAGTAGAAACATTTAATATACAACGTGATACTCTTATGGGTATTTATGACGATTATGACGATGTAATGGCTGTTGTTACAGAAGAAATTAACGGTAATCAACCGTTACTTGATAAGTTATCCGCTAATAAAAACGTGCCTTTAGCTGCATATAATTATGGCAAACAAGTAATTAGGCAGCGAGAAACCCAAAGAAATAAAAATATTAATCAGGGCTATGCAGAAGGAGGAACTGCGCCACCTACTTCCAATTCTAAGGATTTTACCGATACAGACGCAAAAGTATGTAGAGATTTAGGAATTAGTAAGGACGTTTTTATAAAATATAAAGGAAGTAAAAGGAGATAAATATGAAAACAAAATCTAAAGCTAAAGGGCGGCCAAAAGGTAGTGTTAATAAGAAGCCAGCTACTAAACCTTGGAATTCTTCCGATAATCCGTGGTCACAGGATATATTCAGGACAAAAAAGGTTCACAAAGGGTTTAGGCCGAAGTGGGTAAGTAAAACCAATCTTGACAGAAAGATGGATTACGGTTATACTATAGCTAACCGGGAGGATTATGGCGAGACAGATAGAAATCCTTCTTATCTTCAAAGAGGTTTAGAGGGATTTGCCGGTCTAGATAGTATGCTGGTTCGCCGTAGCATGGTTCTTATGGAAATCCCGGAAGAAAAAGCTAAACAAAGAGAAAAATGGTTAAGAAATCAAAATAAAGATAGAATTGAAAGTACTTTGGAAACGGTCGCTAATGAAGGCGACAAAATAAATCAAAGAATTGGCCGAAAAATAATAACGGCCAAAACTTTAGGAGATCATAATATAGTTTAATATGATTTTTGTGGGGGCAGGTAAGTATTTCGGGGGAAGTCCAGCCTGTCCCTATATACCCATTAAATCACTGCCTGGGAACAGTGCCTTTCTTAAAAATCCCCATTAACCCGCAGATTGGGACCTGCGCATTTCTCGTTTCGCAAGAAACGCACCATTCGCTATTAATCTAGCGCAAACAATTATTAACTTTTTATTCGTAAGAAAAACTATGTGTTTTTCCGACTTAATCTTGTTGTGCGTTTGAAAGGAGAGGTGCGTAAATGGCTAATGTAGACAATCCTCGTGGTTTTCATCCTGCATACACTGAAACTGGTGGAGCAATAGTTAATAAAAGATTTTATTCAGATGGTTCAGCCGCTATTTATCCGGGAGATCCGGTTAAAAAAGATGGTAGCGGTCGAGTTCTGTCTGTAACAGCTTCAACCGATAATCCTATGGGTGTTGCAACTACTTATGCTGCAGCTACCGCAGGTACAGAAGTGTATGTATGTAATGATTTTTATAATACCGTTTTTGAGTGTCAGTCTGATGACGCAACATTGGCTGATAGTACCGCAAACGGTAATTTCTTTGATTTAACTGTTACTACCGGAAACACTACTACTTTAAGGTCCCAAATGGAGCTTGACGGTAATGCTTCCTCAAGAGATACACTGACTCTTATAGATATTGTAGAGCGGCCCGACAATGCTTGGGGCGCTAACGTAGATATCTATGTCAAATTCCGTGTTGACACTCAAGCTGTTGTTATAGCTAACACATAGAAAGGGGGCGAGTAGCTAATGCCAGTTATGCAAAGGACTAATTTTTCAGACTCAATGGCGGAAGGCTTTCGAGCTATCTTTCTGAGTGAATACGATCAGGTTCCTACTCAGTACCCGCAATTATTCAATATGCTGACTTCTAGAAAGCAATATGAAGATGATAGCTATGTTGCCGGTTTTGGAACTATTCCAAAGAAAACAGAAGGCTCAACTATTACTGCAGATGCGGCTATTCAGGGATTTGACGAAAGATATACCCATGATACATATGCACTTCAGTACGAAATTACTGAAGAAATGATTGAAGATGAATTGTATGGCCTTATTAGCCAGTTCCCTGCGGAATTAGCAGTTAGTATGCGTATCACAAGAGAGCAAAGTGGCGCCAATATTTACAATAACGGCTTTGATAGTTCTGTTCAAACTGGTGGTGACGGTAAAGAGTTATTTGCTACCGATCATCCGCTAGTAGGTGGTGGAACTCAAAAAAATGAGCTTACAAGTGCTGCTGATTTAGAGATAGATTCGTTAGAACAGGCATTAATTGATATTAGAGCTACTACTGACGATCGAGGCAAGTTAATTAATTTACGGCCTAGAACGCTTATTGTTCCTCCGGAACTGGAAAGAAAAGCTTTAGAAATTATGGGAAGTAGTTTAGATCCGGAAAGTGCTAATAATACAATTAATGTATATAAAGGCCGGTTAAATGTCGTTGTAAACGATTTTCTAACTGATACCGATGCCTGGTTTATTTTATGCGACCGTCACAAAGTTATTTGGTTTGATCGTATTATGCCGGATCATGAAACCGGTAATGATTTCAATACCGGAAATATGAAGCATAAAGTACGTTCTAGATGGTCAAATGGCTGGTCTTTGCCTTGGGGTGCTTTTGGAACTCCTGGTGTTTAATCTTTGTTTGGGGGACTTTAAGTCCCCCGGCATTTCCTATAAAGGGAGAAGATGATAATGTCTTTAATGTCTAATTATCCAGATGGATTTAAAGAAGGATTGATTCTTGCGGGAATTCCTTTAGTTGGAACCAAAGCTGGTAATACTTATTGGGTAGATTCCAATATTGGTTCTACTTCGTATAAAGGTACGCATCCGAAAAGGGCACTTACAACTCTTGATGCCGCTATTGGGAAATGTATCGCTAATAATGGCGACCTTATTTTTATTGCTCCAGGACATACAGAGAGTTTAGCTGCTGATTCTGCGGTAGATATTGATGTAGCTGGAATTACGGTTATAGGTTTAGGTAAAGGTGAAGATCGGCCGATATTTACTTTTGCCACTGACACGGATGCCGATTTTAAAATAGCTGCTGCCAATACCGCTATTTATAATATGGTCTTTAAATGTAATATTGCCGCTCAAGAAATGATGATTGAAGTTACTGGCGATGATGCTCAAATAGGTCATTGTGAATTTAGGGAAGGTTCTGCTCAAAGTAAAACTTGTATTACTGTTGGTGTTGCGGATAATGATGCGGATCGTTGCTATATTCATGACTGTAAATTTTATGTGCCTACTGCTGGAGATGGCGATGCTGCTATTTCTTTAGCTAAAGACATGGCAGGAGTAAGAATTGAACGCTGTGATATTTATGGCGATTTTGATTTGGCTGGTATTGATATTCCTGCTGGCGGGAATGCACAAGTAGATGTAAAAATTGATGATTGCCGCATTACTAATTTACTTACCGGCCAGCACGCAATTCAGATTAATGGTACTGGTTCAACTGGTATGCTTTCCAAAATATATTGTGTAACAGATGCCTTAGCTACCAGTATTGACGCTGGTGGTTGTGAAATGTTCGATTGTTATCATAATGTCGGTACAGATCAAGGTGGATGGGAACCAATCGTCGATTCTGATTCAGCTAACGATATTTTGGGTGCTGATAATAATAATAATGCCTTTGCATCTACTAATGTTGCCTCTAATCGGGACGGTTCAATTATTGAACGTACTGAAACCACAATTGCCGGTATTTTCGATGCGGTATCAGAACCTCCAACTGCTAAATCACTTCACGATATTCTTCATAAAGATGGTAGTTATACTTTCGACAATACAACTGACTCCCTGGAAGCCATTGCGGATGCCTTAATTGTTGTGGATGCCTTCCATGATATAGGTACTGCAGATGCTACAACTAACGTAGTAATGAGTGACGTAGTTGGAAATAAGACCGATGCGGCGGCTACTGTAGCAGCTACTAAGTCTTTGGTAGCTTATGCAAAGCAGAATGTTAATCAAACTCTTAAGCTTGACGGAGTAACGATTGCAACTGCTCCCACTGCCGCTTCTTTAGCGTCTTTTATCGCCTCTGGAGGAACTTCTTTAGGAACTCAACTGCCAGCTACCTGTTCTCTTTATGACGTTCTTGCCGGTGCAAATGGGGTTCCCGTTTTTCCTGCGGCGGCCGCTCCCGCAAATACTGTATCTATTGCTGAAGTTGAAAGAGAAATTTACGATCAAATGGAAAAAGGCATTTCCGGCGCAACTGCTGTAATGACTAATGGTGATACGATTTTTACTATTGCTGGCGGGCCAATTGAAATAATGGAATTAGTTAGTGAATGTATAACACTCAATGATGCTACGGCTTCTACGCTTCAATATAGTGCAGATCCGACTGTTGGTGCGGCAACTACATTTTCTGGAGCTTCGGGTTCCTTAGCGAATGCAGCGGCTGGATCAGGCGTAGTTTTGAATCAAACAGCATTAGCAACCGCTCCGGACCTTGTTGACCCATTGGTTTGCCTTTCTGGAGTTAATGCTAGAGGAATTATTGTTGGGGCAGGAATTATAACGATAGTTATTGGTGTCGGTACTACTACAGGAACGTGGAAGCACTTTTTAAGATACCGTCCTTTAGGTAGAGGCGTTACTGTTACTGCAACTTAATTATATATAAAACTTATGAAAACGTTCTCTCGAAAGGGAGGACGTGATCATATATCACGTTTTCATAAGGAGATTTTTTAATGAGTACTCCTAAACGATATAAAAATGGAGTTAATAATATAGATTCCGGAAAAGTCCTTAGTCAGTTTCCTGATATGGACCCTACCAAAACATATGGATATTTTAACGATTTCTTCCAGTACGCAGCTACAGATTGGGTACTTACAACTGCTGAAGGTGGTGCGGGAAGTGCAACAGAGGCTATTGCAGACGATGAAACTGGTGGAGTGCTGCTCATAACAAACGCAGGTGGAAGTGGAGACCACGACAACTTTCAATTAAGTAAAGATGGTGGAACTAACGATTCTGAATCTTTCTTATTTGCTACAACTAAAAAAGCTTGGTTCAAAACAAAAGTAAAATCCAATGATGGAGATAAAGTACACTGTTTCCTTGGTTTACATATTGTTAATACTGACCCGGTAAATTCAGCTCCTACAGATGGAGTATACTTTGAACTTACAGGTGGAGTTATTAATTGTCAAGTAAGAAAAGATAGTGTTTCTTCTACTGAAACCTTGGCCGCTACTTTTGGGGATGATACTTTCATCGTTTTAGGTTATTACTGGGATGGAGTAGATACTGTTTATGTTTTCGTTAATGACACAGAAGTAGTCACTATTGGCAGTACTAATCTTCCAGATGATGAATACTTGGCGGTAAGTTTTGGTGTAGAAAATGAAGAGGCAGCAGCTAATACACTTGAAATGGATTATATTGGGGCCTGGATGGAAAGGTAATTGGAGGTAAAAATGAATGGTGGGTGCGAAGGAACAAAATTTTTAGTATCTAGTTATGAAACATTAGAAGTTGGGCATAAAAGAACTATACAAATTTTCCCTCCAAGCAATATGGCTCCTAAAAAACCTTATGGAAATGTAATGATTGGCTCTACGGGGAAAGGGACTGTAAAAATATATGAAAATGCGACTTGTACTGGAGGCACTGAATTAACTCCAATTTGTCAAGATAGAAATCTAAATTTCCTGACTCAAGTAGAATTTATAGAAGATCCAACTATTCATGATATAGGTGATGAACTTTTAGGTTTTAATCTTATTCCACAAGCGTTTGGACCTTGCATTACGATATGCTTTAAGGTTGGCAAATCAAGTTTAGTTCAAATAGAAAGTGTAGGCGCTGGAAATAAGATTTCATTTATGTTTGCTTGGAATGAACAATAATCAGAAAGGATATATAAATGGCCGATACAGTAGCTACAACATGGATACATCCGGCCAATTGGGACGGAAACACTCCTCCTGCTAATCATGTAGGCTGGAAAAGAGTTATTGTTAATTTAACTGGTCTTTCTGATGGTAGTGGTGAATCTGACGTAAAAAAAGTAGATATTTCTAATTTAAAGAATGCCCAAGGAGAAGTTGTTACCAGGACAGTAGTTGAAAGAATTGATTACAATATCGCCGGACTGACTGTATTTCTTGAATGGGATAGAGCGCCACATGAAGTTATTGCCGTTTTAGGTGGTGCTGCCGGTGCTGCTGCAGGTTCACTTAGACAACATCGAGCGGACCCTTCTGACGGAATAAGTGATGGGACTGGAGATATTTTAGTAACTACATCTTCAGCAACGTCAGGGGATTCTTATGATGTTACGCTATATATTAGTTTAAAATAAAGGATAAAGTTATGGCTTTATTAGGAAAACTTCCAATTATAACTAATTTGACTTTAACACTTGCGGATACAGAATATTCTCATGCGCTACCTAATGGGACTAAAAAATATACTGTTCAATGTCGAACTGACGATGTGCTTAAATTATCTTATACAAAAGAGGAAAGCGGCTCTACTTATATAACTATTCCGGAGGGTGCTAGTCAATCTGAAGATAACTTAAATACTAATGTCTTGGTTTTATATTTACAATCTCCAACTGCCGGTGTAATCGTGGAAATAACAACATGGACAACATAGAGGTGAGAAAATGCCTATAAATAAAACCGCAAATAAAGAAATTATTCATGTTCCGGAAGGGGAAATGAATATAAGTTTATCCTCTATTAAAGTTGTGGAAAAAACTGTCAATATAGATAGACCTGTTTTTGTAGATAAAGAAGTTGAAGTCCCTAAATATGTCGAAAAAACATATGAACTCCCGAAAATTATAGAAAAAGAGTACGAACGGCCAGTTATAAAAGAAAAATCTGTTGAAATTGAAAAGCCGGTATATAAATTAGTTGAATATAAAAAACCGGTCATTAAAGAAGAAGAAGTAGTAATAACTAAAGTTACCATAGTTGAAGAAGAACGTAAAATTGTAGTAGATAAGGTTGTTTATAAAGATGTTCCTGTAGACGTGCCTGTATATGTGGAGAAAGTCATTGAAGTTCCAGTTCAAAAAATTGTAGAAGTGGAGAAAATTGTAGAAGTACCTAAATACGTGGAGAAAGTTATTGAAGTCCCTAAAATTAATTATGTTGACGAGACAGTAATTAAGCCAAATTTTATTGAGAAAACAATAACTGTTCAAAAGGTAAAAGTGGTTGATTAATGACTATCGCCAAAAGTACTAAAAAAGTTTCTGCAGATTTGTCAGAAGCGCCGTCAACAAAAACTCATGGAAGTACTGATGGCGGTACTACTTGGGTTCCTGTTAAAGTTGATTCTTCTGGAGTTATCTCAGTTGCTTCTACTGGAGTTAGAACCATAGATTCCAGTAATTCTACAACTACTAACTTAGGAAATGGCGGGGTATATACAGGTTCTTGGGTAGATGTTTTAGATTATTCTTCTGTAATTATTGGGATTTTAACTAACCAGGATTCTGCTACTGATGGTTTTCAAGTTCAATATAGTTCTAACGGAACTGACATTCATCATATCCACGAATTTACTATTTCCTCAAATAATCCAAATGGAGTTCATTTAGTATTTACTCTTACATATCAGTATTATCGTATTGTATATACAAATGGAACTACTCCTCAAACATCTTTTAATTTATCTTCTACGTTAAGTGCTCAAAATACGACACATGCTCATGCTCATTCAATTGATTTTGAAATATCCGGAGAACATGTCGCTCAAGTTGTAAAAGCTATTCTTGCCGGTAAAAAGCCAAATGGAGATTATGTTAACGTCCAAACTACAGCCGGAGGGAATTTAAAAATTTCCGTAGAAGAATTTGATACTGCAGCAGAAACTCAATTAGACGGAGTTGTTGCTCCAATTACTACTGCGGTATCAGATCAGCTTAAAGATTATAAAATATCAAATGTAGATGCTGATGGAACGCCTAATTATTATGGCTTTGAGGAAAAAGATGGCGCCTGGTACATTATGAAGGAAACTTTAAGTGCGGGAAATGATACTTATACATATATTGCCGGAGTGTCAGATTTAGCAACTAGTTGGACGGGAAGAGCAGGTCTGTCTTATACAATTTTTAGTTCTGCATTTTAGAGGTAAAAATGAAGCCGTTAATTAATCCATATACTGGCGATTTACAAAAAATAGTAGATAGAAGTTCCGATTGGTATATAGATGCAAATATAGATTTACTTACTAATACAATAAGTAATGGAGGGGGAAATTTTACTTCTCTTGAAACGTCCAGTACTAACGGTTTAATTATTCCTTCTTCAAATACATATGTTTTTACTAGAAATGGGGATGCAGATACCGGAGTATATTTCAACGTAACCAGCGAAAGAATTGAAGTTCATCGGGACGGAAATGTACGGGCAGCGGTTTCAGCACAATCTAGCCAAACATATTCGTTTTTAGCTGCAGCAAGTGTAGCGTTATTAGTTCCTGCTACCAGTAATTATGTATTTGCGCTTACAGGAACTCCAACAAGCGGAATGTATTATAACGCTTCTACAATGGACGTTGAATTTCATGCGGCGGGAGTTACAAAGCATACTCTTGACTTAAATAATGGAGATTATACTGCCGGAAGAGATATAACTTCAACGAGAAATATAATAGTTGGTTCTGGAGCTGCAGGAGTTGATAACACCATTACTTTTAATGGGGAAACAAACGATTATCAGCTTATAAATATGGAGGACGAATCAGAACTTAGACTCTCGGCTAATGCAGATGCTACTAATTATTTAGCTGTTGAAGCTGATGGAACTATAGAATTCAATGGGACTTCTACTGTTTGGAACGATATTGTACTACCATTAGATTCAGCTAAAGTTCCAGCAGCTAATGCCCCTAACTGGGAAAGTTTTGTAGGGAACTTAAATGCTTATGCGTATGAGGTTAATGATTATCAAGAATTTACATCTGAATTGTTACATGGATATAAAACAGGTTCTGACTTAGAATTTCATATTCACGGCGCATTAAATGCGGCATTAGCTGGCGGGGATGAAACTGTTAAGTTTGAAATCGAATATTCTATTGCAGATATGGACCCTTCAGATGGCCTTGGAGATGTATTTCCTGCTACAACAACTATAAATTCTGAATTTACTGTACCTAATGGAACGGCTGACTTAACAAATATTTATATATCTATTGGAACTGATAGTACAGGTAGTTTTGGTATGGGCGCTACTATCAAAGGTAGACTCCGGAGAATAGCTTCTTCAGGAACTGATTTAGTTGGAGATATTTTTGTTACTCAAGTTGGGATTCATTATGAAATAGATACAGTTGGTTCAAGACAGATAACAACAAAATAATTTAGGGTAATAACATGAAAGTTATAACGTGTGATGTTTGCGGGACAAAAACTTCAGATATTTGGGTTGAATTTAAAGGGAAAGATTTATGTTCGGATTGTTATAAGGATTTAGAAGTTGAATTAACTCAAACTTTTAACGATTTCATTAATGCCAGTCCATAAAAATAATATGGTGAATAATGTCTGTTTCAAGAACTTACGTGCTTGGAGATAGAAAAGTAGATTGCGATATTTGTGGATATACGTATAGGTTTTCGCAAATGAGAAAAGGTGTTTCAGGAAAACAAGTTGGATTAAATGTATGTCCTGATTGTTTTGACGAAGAGCATCCGAGGGATATTTATAAATTTGAAGCTAAACCTGAAGATGTTATACAAGAGGTGCAATAATGGCCGCTCCAACTAATCCTACGGTTACAAATTTAGTAACTGAAGCGTTTAATAAAGTCAATATATCCAGCCCTTCTTCTGCACAGCTTACTCGTGGACAGACATACTATTTTGAAGAAATTAAAAATGATTTGTGGACAAGGGCAGAAATTCGGGGAAATACTAAATTCAGGTCGTTACAAACGTTTGAAGTTCAGGTTACTACTATTGGAAAAAGCAAATATGATTTTGCTTCTGATTATGACGAGGTTTTTAGTATTACTTTGCTCGATGGAGAGCATACTGATACTGCTCAAGCCGGTGCAAGTACTACTATTACCCTGGCTTCTGACGAAGATATAACTGAAGCTGACGCTGTTGGGGAATATCTTTTAATAACTTCCGGAACTGGTGCTACTGATACAGATAATTTAAGGCAGATAGTTGCATATAATACAACAACTAAAGTAGCTACAGTAGATAGAACCTGGACGACTAATCCGGATTCTACTTCTGTGTATGTAGTTGTTAATGAAATAGTGGAGCTTGAT